GTAGTCGTCGGCTTGTTCAAAACCAGTGTTGGCGAAATCTGCATTGGCATCCAGACGATGCCAAACATCGGAAACATATGTGGATGCAATCGTGATGGCGGAAACCATCCAATCCTCAAATTCACATTCGTTTTTCATGTCATACAAACGATCTGCGTATTCAGCGAGTTTTTTCAACTCTGCCACAAGAACTTCATTAACTTCATGCTTCTCGACATGACCAACTGGTTCAATTTCCATAACCATTCCATGTGCTTCAGGCTCATCGTCGTCACCGAAGTCATCGTCGTCACCAAAATCTGGCATCATTCCATAATCATCATCGTCATCAAAATCATCACCCATATCATCACCAAAGTCATCATCCATCTCGTCATCGAATCTTTTGTTCATAACTCCACTACGGAAAGATTCCCAAAGCACGGCATTTTCTTCTCCTTTGAATTTCATAGTAATATTTAGTCCATCTGATCTAAATTATCCCGAATGTCCTGTCCTTGTTGTGCGGGACGGATGATTGGGAGGACTTTTGATTGATATAAATCCTTGGCGGTCTGTCCCGATGCTTGGATTTTCTTGATATTATCAGGTCTGCGTAGTAAATCTAAGATGTTTTCCAGAGCGATGCGATCAGTGCCGCTAGGAGGTTCCATGAGAGCCGCCAGAACCACATCCTCCATGTATCGGATTTCAGCGGGAGAACTCAGGGGGATCGTCTCCGCTGGCTCTTCTGGGGGCATCTCAGGTGCAGGAGCTTGACCTTCTTGGGGTGCCTGTTCCATACCAGCTTCAGGATTTTGTTCATCCTGTTCCAGAATGGATTGATATCTTTCGATAAGTTGTAAGGTTTTTGATTTCATATTAAACAACGTTAAATTTCTTCGTTTTGGATTTTTGAACTGCTTTTTTCAAGCTATCAGTATTTCTTTTATATGCGTCAATCGCTTGTCCAGCAACATTTTCACGTTCTTTTGCAACCCTTTTGGCTTTTTGAGCTTTGGTCATAGCAAGTGGCCCAAGATTCGGTAATGAAGACTTGGCACCAAGTTTTTCAACTTCAGAATCAATATCATATGAACCAACCGTTTGTTGTTCTTCCTCTGGGAGATCACCCATATCTTGACGGGCTTGCATACCCACAGCTTCCAGAATGATATCCCCTTGTTCAGCATGAAGGATGATTTGGGAACCTTTGGAACTGAATGGAACTTCCTGTTCATATAGGAAGAATTTTGCCTGAAATGCGGCATCCATCTTGGATTGGTTCGCAGGATCGTGTTGTTCAAGAATCTCAAGAAATTTGCTCATGACATTATTTAGTGAAAATTATCATTTTGTTCACCACATCCTGAAAGTATTTCTCATTTAGGAATGTAAGACCTTCTTTTTCCAAATATTTGTAAATCTTGCGAAATGATGGTGGTTTGCGATTGAGGAAAGCCATCTCCAATCCAGAGATGGTTGAGCATTCCCTAATATCGATCAGGTATTCCAGATGTTCCAAATCATAATTGGCATCCCAAATCCTGATCTTGAAGATTCGCCGGATTTTAGCCAAAAGCTGGTTGCGGAACTTATCCTTGGTAAGAGCATTGGAAAAGAAAATGAAATCCGTGTGGGTATTGTATTTCAGGAATTGTGTCGTGGTCTTTATGAACTCATGGGTGTAGAGTTTCTTGTTATTCCGCTTGGAGAAATCAAAGGTGGTGATCAATCCAAGGGATTCCAAAAGGATTGCGAAGTTGGTATTCGTATCCCGAAATATCTCATCAATATCGATGATCTTTCTATTTTCAAATTGAATCCTTGTCACAGTTTCAAAATAGCAGGATCACGTTCAATGTCAACAAATCCTTTTGGGATTACGCCAATGCGACAATTTAAAATGCCATTGTAAAATCTCTTGTCCAGTAAAGCATTACATTTGATCTGCCAAATTAGCTCACTGTATGTCATATGGAATTTTGAGTGACACACCTCTATCACTTCCCTTGAAAAATGCTCAATCCCGTATTTCTCAATATCCGATAGCAATTCCTTGGACGATCCCCAATACTTCTCCACATCATTATCCACAAATGAAATGCGATTGCGTGTCTTACCTTTCAATGGTTTGCGCTTCACGCGCTTCAACAATTGCTTTTTCCCAATGTAAAAACGTCTGCTTCCTTTGTTTTGGATCACATCTGGATGATTGTTGCGGATGAGGTAAACGAAGCCCACAACACCTTCCGTATCGGCTGGGAAATTTTTCCATGTGGTTTGCTCCATTTTCCTATTTAGTGGCACGAATCCAGCTATAAAGCTTATCATAAGCTTTGGTGAGAAAATTAATTTGATTGATTTGTTATCTTGTAATGTTTCTATTTTTATTCTCTTAACAAGTATTAATTATAACGATTTCTAATTAATATCTGATAATAAGCTGATTGATTTCAATTAATTTTTATTTCTTTTGTTTCTTTCTTTAGTTATCTTTAATCATAGTTAATATCTAATCAAAAACTAATAGTAAGAAAATTAATTATAAGGTATTGACTTTTGAAATAGTCGAGTTAAAGTAACAGGGTGGAGGGAGGGCTATGGTCTTATGTACAAACAATAATAAGAAAATTGAAAATAATTCATATTACACTATTGACAAACTAATATGGCGAGTATAATTAAGGGTGGCGGGTGGGCTTGGTGTACAAACTTTATTACTTCCGAACACGCTTTTTCTTCCGCTTTTTACCCGATTTCGCGCTCAGTCGCCCACTTCTCGTGCTGATTCCCAACCCATACGGATTTCTGGCATCCCCCGGAGCAAACCAATCCGTGTTTTCAATTCCAGCATGTCCAGCAATATCACCCCCGAACGCACCTCCGCTTGTCATATCCTCATTCAACATGGTTTGATAAATATTAGCAATTTCAATCTTGTCATTGACAAAGGGATGGTTCATGTTATTATTTAGTAAATGATCCGAGTAGTGAACAAATCCAAACATAAACCAACTCCCGATGATTTCTACATCGGGCGCGGTTCCGTCATGGGTAATCCTTATCACCACAAGGAATCCAATCATCCCCAAGCCCTGTATAAGGTGGATACGGTGGAAGAAGCGATTGAGGGATATGAATCATATTTTCAAAATTGTTACTTTTCCACAGATGAAGGATTCAGGCGACAAGTTCAAAAATTGATTGATCGGGAATCAAACGATCAAAACACTAATCTCGTCTGTTATTGCGCTCCCGATAAATGTCATGGGGATGTTATCAAAAAATTTGTAGAGGACGCAGCAAGCCAAATTAAGTGGGGAGCTTTCATGTAAAATTATGAGTTTAGAATTAATTAAAAGATATCAAATACAGTTTGAAGAGTTCACCAAAATAACGGACTTCAACCTTGAGGAAATTACGAAGAGAGTTCCAGCAGAGAAGCATTTCTGGGTATGCCGTCTGATTGATGCGAAGATCGAGAAGGACAAGCTTTACAAGATCAAGGCATCCACCAAGCATACCTTACAGAAGAAGCTGATGGAAGAGTCTCCCGTGGCTCTCAACAAGCAAGTGATGGACGATCTGGACAAGACCCCCTCGCTGGAGAACATCAACCAGAAGATCAAGGAACAAGAGTATCTGGTAGAATATCTGGATCGCGTGGTAGGATTAATCACTTTTATTTCCCAAGATATTAAAAATATTTTAAGTCTTAAACAATTGGAGGAGCATTAAATTATGAAAATTAAACCAAAATTTGATTATGTTACAGGGGAATTTGATACTGATATTAATAAATTAATATGCGTCAAATCCCCAAAATATGGTATTGTTGATTTATGTTTTGATAATGAGGGTGGATTTAATCTACCATTCGCAAGAATCAAATTACATTCCAGCGATAAAGCGGTGGATGCTAAAAATGTTGTAGAAGATGCGTATGCGTTAGGTGAAGAAATAGCGAGAAGATGGAATGAATTTAAAGAATGATTATTTTTGACTATAAACCATCCAAACGACAAGGACAGATCATTACCGATTCTGAAACCCTTGGTATGATTCGTAGTCATTTTTCAGTCAAGAATGACGGGGCATTTTTCGCCAAGAAGAAAGGACATAGATTTGTCAAGGATCGAAAGTATGCCATCACTGCCACCGGATTGTTTGATTTTGGATTTCATGGGGAGATTCTGAAATATCTCAGAGACAATCAGATCACCGACATATCCCTAACGGATGCTTTCAAAAAGAGATTGAAATGTGGTGTGGGAATCGAGGAATTTTGGAATGATTTGAAATATGATGCGCGGTATTACCAGAAAGATTCAGTGATTGCTGGTCTGAAAAAAGGATTCGGGACATTTCTATTAGCCACATCTGCTGGGAAAAGTTTGGCTCAAGCCTTACTCATTGAAAATTACACTCGAAACGTATCATTTGATACTTTCAAATGTCTCATAGTAGTCCCCGGTTTGTCTCTTGTGAACCAATTACAGGGGGATTTTGAGGATTATGGCGTGACATTCACGTATTCAGGATGGACGGGGGGAACAGAACCTCAAGATACTCAAGTTGTGATATGCAATTCTGAGAACCTTCTTTCTCAATTTACCAACAATCCGTGGATTTTGAGCGTGAATCTGCTCATAACAGATGAGTGTCACAAGGTAGCAAGCGAGAATCAGATTTCCAAAATCATAAACAAAATCCACACACCCAACAAATTCGGATTCACGGGAACGCTTTCCGATAAACCCATCGACCAATGGAAAACAATCGGGACATTTGGCTCCGTTATATATGAGAAGAAATCCAAGGAACTTAGGGATGAGGGTTATATTTCCGATGTGGAAATCACAGCCCTGCAACTCAATCATCCCAAAACGATAAAATTTAAATATAAAGATGAACTGGAATATCTATACAAACACGAAAAAAGAAATCAGATCATCGCTAAATTGGCTGATTCAATCAGTGGTAATGTCCTTATCATGGTTAATCATCTTGATCACGGAGATAGTCTATTATCTCTTATGTCTTCCCGATCTGATAAAAGAGTGTTCTTTGTTAAAGGG